CGAGCACCTGTACGTAGTTCACGCTCTAGGACACCTGATTCAGTAAAGACACCATTAGGAAGTTCTAGTGGAACACGACGAATACCTTGTGGGTTAGCAGAACGCATAATTGCATCAGGTCCCAATGCCAACTCTTGCACATCCTGTGGAATAGCAATAGGTGCTTGGATAGATTTTTCTGCTGCTTGGATCTGCAATACTGCAAAGCGAGCACGAGCAAGTTGAACTGATAGAACATCATCAAACTGTCCACGAGCTTCACCATCAATAGATGATCGCATTGCTACACTTGCTAAACACTTGCCTAATGGATTAGGTGTATTAGATAGAACTAGGTTCTTGCGCTCTGGGATAAAGATTAAGTCCTGGTCTTTGTCGTGGTAACGAACTAAAGATACATACGGTGAGCCAGGTGAATAGACATTCTTTGGCATAATCTGGTCATAGAACTCTGGATACTGCATAGCAAGTGACTCAGCATCGGTTGCAATTATCTGCGAGATCGAGAGGGTACGGCCAAATCTATCAATTTCAGGATAAGTACCAAAAGGATTAAGCAAACGTATTCTCGGATTATTGGTTTCATAGTCCATCTCAACAATCGCTGGGAGCATACCGTAGGTGTTGAACCAGTCAGCACCTGTGTACATCTGGATCTGTAAGTCAGAGGAAGAGACAAAGTAGTTAGCAATACGGGTACGAGTATCTGCAGCTTTACGAGCAGAGTCAGAAACCATATTGGTAGCTGCGCAGTTGAAGGATGGTAGAGGTGACATTACCTCTGCTAAGTCACGTGCTGCTACATCTACAAAATTTGCAACTAAAGGTTTTGGATATTCCTCTGAAAACATCGCAGGGTATACCTTGGAGATGTCACCTTGACGTACAGAGAGCACGTCGCGCATTCTCTGGTCGCGTGCTGCGTAGCGTGTTTGTAGCCGTGCTACTTTCGCTGCAACCTCTTTAGTTGATAACAAGATTTCTCCTTAGATAAATGTGCGATCTTTTTCTGCAAGTAGTTCATCTATGTTGATGACCATTCGCTTGCCCTGTTCATAACGAGACAGGAAAGGGTTTTTCATATGATGTGTTGCGTGTATACCTTGGTTGAGCATCTCACGGGCGCGGATCTCACAGAACCAAAGAGCCATCACCATATCGGTCTTACCTTTAGTCGTAGGTGACCAGGTAATTAGTTGCTCAATGAGCGCCTTAATGTTTTCAGTTTGGTCAGAAGGTAAGTGAATAAGGTTGTCTCTGTGGTGCTTACCATCGTGTTGCTTGGTCCCGAACAAAGTTGACATTGATGCAACGCCGAATCCTGAGTCCCACTTGTTATTGCCAGTATGGTGTTCCCGCAGTAACACTCCCCTAGAGGCCAAGTTCGCACGGATTCCCTCATCTTGCGTAAGGAATGATTGGAATGCATTTTTCTCCACGATCCATTCACTAGGACTATAGAGCGAAGTCCAGTCAAAGATTAGCTGACGGATTTGAGCAGGCGTTGGACGAGTAATTTTAATAGCATCAACAATGTAGCGTTTGTGAGTAACCCGATCAATAGCGTAACAAATGGCGGCTGTATCACCAACCATAGCGGGATCAAGACCACAAATAAAAGAAAAGCCATTGACATCACGTGGATGACCTGGGTGACCAGGAACCAAGCGACCTGCTTTGCGCATACCATCAATAGAACCTCTTACACACGCTGGATCAAAGATGGCATCATCTGAGATGTCTTGTTGCTGGTAAACCAATGCCCACGTGGAAGCATCCATAGCTTGACGTTCGTTGTAGAGGTTACGACCATTCCATCTAGGATAAAGGCCGTCCTCATTAAGATCTGATTCTTCTTGCCCATCAAAGGGAGCATCGGATGCTGGCCAGAGAGTTTCCCATTTGTCAGGGTCCTCATCTGTAGTCAGCAGGGCTGGCATAGCCAGATACTTCCAAGGGACAAGGCCACCTGGATATCTGTCTGGGTTACGCAGTTCACGGTATAGGTCAACTGCAGCAACGCGGGTACCAATGATAATAAGTTTGCCAGTAGGGTTCAGACGAGAACGTACGTCCTGTGTCAACCACTTGATCTGGCGTTCAAACTCATTGGCGTTTTTGAGAGTCACAGCATCGTCTACGATAATCATATCTGCACGCTTACCGTAGATCTGACCGCCGATACCTACAGCTTCAATGTTTGGGTCCTTCTCACTGGACTCACGAAGCTCATCACCAAAGGTGATACGGGTAGCCTGCCAGGAGGCTGACTTAGAGTTAAACCCTACGCCAGCAGCATAAGCATTTTGAAGGTTCTCATACATAGGGTGAGTCAAACGCTGCTTGATGGCGTAGAGAAAGTCGGCGGCTAGTTGCTGAGTCTGAGAGACTATCAGCACACGAAAGTTAGGGTTGCGAGCTACCTGCCAGGTTACATAATCTACCGTGATGGTAATTGACTTGGCGTGGTTTGGCGGGATGTTAATAAGGATACGGTTATTGGCTAGCCCTTGCTCAAACTTCATCGAAGGGTGTAACCAGGAAGGCTCAACGCCTTCGATCATATCTACCAGGTTTTGCTGGTGAGGGAAGGTACGAGAGTTAAGGAAGCGTTGGCGGAACTCGGCAAATGAGATGTCGTGGACATCGCCTGCGGCAAACTGCTTATCCTTAAGTCCTAGCCGTGTTCGGTCAATCTTGTCTGTAAAGATTTTATCGGTACGTCGGTAGTACTCGTAGGTCTTCATAGACTTACCTGCCGATAGGCAGGCTTGTTCAATGGTCATACCCTCAGCTACACATCCTAAGATGATTCGCTTTGCTATATCTGCTGAGTTCTCAGCCATTGGATTCCATTCTAGATCATTGGGTTATAGGTAGACTACACCCAACTAAAAGTCGTGCTTGGCACGACGTGCCGTACAGTAAACTCCCGAGCAAGCCACAGCGTAGCGAGGGGTAAGTCAGTACTCGTCCTAGGGACTCGCGTAGGGTAACCGTAGCGAGTCGGTACGGGGCTATCACAATTACCGCCCCTACTGTATATAAGGCAGGAAAAAAACTTCATTTCCTGCCTATGGTATAAAGTATTTACAGAATGTGACTAACGTCACTATAAATACGGTACAAACTAGGACATTAATAAGTGATATGGTTCACTTTAGGAAATATATCTGTAGTGGGTACATACTATACACACGCACTAAACTTAACACCGTAGGGTCTTCTCGCCGCAGCGGCGGCCGCTGCCGCAGCTTGTGTTGCTGCTGCCAGCTGTACAGTACCGTATAGCTTCTCCCGCTGGGTAGGCCAGCTTCCCGCCAGCTGGCGCAGCTGTAAGCTATCGCAGCTCTATTTATTCTCAGGATCTTCTCAGCCAATCGTTATGAAACTGTTACCATAAATCGCACAATATAGCTTGACACGCTTATTACGGTAGCGTACCTTATGGATATCAGCTGAAGAGTTCAGCTGAAGGAAGCGGGAAAGAATGAAGCTAGATAATTTCATTTATGAGCCTAGTACAGTTGCAACAGCTGGCCACTGGGATATTTATAAACTAGAGCTACCAGCTGAGCTAGTAGAGCGCAGCACTGGCGCAGCTATTCACGCTAAGGCTCACGCTACTATCTACCAGCTGGGAAGCTCGGATATTTACACGCTGCTAACAAGCGGCGGACACAAGAGCTCTAATCGCTGGCATAGAGACATCACACTAGAGGAAGCTAAGGCCAGAGCTACCAGCTGGGCAGCTCGCAGATATAAGGAAGGAAAGTAAATGGATACTTTCAAGCTACAGACACGAGCCCGCTGCGTAGAATGCGGGAGAATATTTAACCTATTGAATGAAGAAGAAGCGGGAGAGTATTACTATGGACACGACTGTGAATGCTGACTATTGCGACAGCTGCGGACAAGTAGAATGGTTATGCATATGCGAGCCAGAACAGCGCAGCTGCGAGGAATGCGGAAGCGCGGTAACGGTAAAGCTAGAGCCCTACGGTAGCAGCTTCCTAGCTGTTATCAGCTGTCCCAGCTGCGGCGATAGCTACGATACCAACCTAGACCCAGCAGATATTGAAGCACTACGCTAGAGCTTGACTAGCTGCCAGCTTGCAAGAGCTGGCCGCTGGCCTAGGGCTAGCCTAGGAAAGATCCTAACCTTGGAAGGGGTAAAGAATGACTACAGCAACAGAAGTAAAGAGTGAGACAGCTACAGAGTGGGTATCTTTCCCATTTACTTACGCAGGAAAGAGCTTCAACAGCAAGGTGAGCTTTAATAGCCGCGAGCTTGCAACTATCCTAAATCTACCAGCTGGCGTGTTTGATACTATGAATGAAGGTGCGCTGCGCGATATCTCTACGATTACCGCCAGCACTACACGCGAGCAGGATATCAAAGAGCTAGAGCGTATCAACGCGGGAGCAAGCTGGGCTATTCTAGAGCTGGCGGGAGAGTAAGCATATGAGAAGCAAGGAAGAGAAGGCCGCATTTATACGCTCACTAGCTGAAGCAGTGGAGATTATGGAAGAGCGCGGCACTATTGTGCCAACTACGCTTCTAGAAGATTACAGTGTCAGGAATGGGCTGCTTATCCTATGGCAGAAGCCAACAGCTACTAAGTGCGCTGGCTTCCACGACTGGAAGAGCGCAGGAAGAAGCGTAAAGAAGGGAAGCAAGGGAGCAGCTGTATTAGTACCAACTGGCAGCTATACCAATGAAGCGGGAGAAGATAAGCTGCGCTTCAGCTGGCGTTACGTGTTTGATATTGCAGACACTGAAGAGCTGGGAGAGAATGCGCCACGCCTAGCGCGTGAGATAGCTTAGAGCTTGACTATTCCTTATGGTAGTTATACCGTAGGGAATGGCCTAGAGCTAAGCCCTAGGAATAACCTACCTTGGAAGGGGTAACAGAATGGCAGGAAGAGAGAAGAGCTATATCCGCCTAGTAGATATTGAGACTGGGGAAGAAGTAGCAGCAGCAGTAATGACAATAGCAGCAGCGAGAAGGATCGCTAAGCTGTATATGGCCTACGGTATCTATACAAAGGCGGTAGCGTAATGGAAGATACGAAGCTAGAAGAGTTCAGACCCTGCGACATCTCGCAGACTATGGAACAGCTGGGAATGGGTAACCTACTGGCTATAAGTGGCGGGAGAGTAGTAAAGCGCAGCACTGGTATTACTTTACCGATTAGCAACGGTTACAGCTTAACGATTGACCTAGCTTGGGACGATACCTATACCGTACGCAGACTATTTACTAGAAGCGGGAAGGTATCTATCAAAGGTGAGCTCACTGGCGTATATTGTGATGACCTTGGAGAGGTGGCCTACTATGGCAGCTGCTTCAGATCTCACCCAGAATGGGGAAATAAAGTCTGGCAGGATACAGTCAGCGGGAAGGAAGAAGAATGATAACTAAGAGAGGAAAGAGAGTAAGAGCCCTAGCAATAGGGCTTTTACTAGCTGCCATATTCTACGCTTCAGGGCATATCAACTGGGTAGGTGACGGCTGGTGCTGGGGAACGATTACTGAGTGCTATTTCCCAGAAGGGCAGGGGAAGTAATGCCGCAGACATCAGCTCATTTAATGGATATTGTGGTGCATAACCTAGCTACTAATCCAACAGAGAAGGAAGTGCGAGACAGTATATTCCTATTAGAGAGAGCGTTAAAGCTCATAGAAGTAGAACGATACGAAGAAGCTATCAACGAAGAAGAGGAAGGGAAGTAAATGATTACAGCAACAGAGTGCAAGAGCTTTACCAACTACACCACGCGCAAGGCTACCGATACCTATGACCTACAGAATGGGAGAAGGGTGAAGGTATATACCTCTCACTATAAGGGGAGTAAGGCTATCGTTACGACAGTGAGTGAATGCAGCGTAAGTTATAGCGGGATCTTCACTATGGAAAGCTGGTTGCAGGGCAAAGATACTATGGTGCGGGTAAGTGTTATACCTTGCAGCAGGTACAGCGACAAGCTACTGGCAGAAGCTCACGCAACTGGAGTAATTGCAGCAGCTGAGCTAGTGAGCCAGCTGATAGAGAAGAATGCAGCTATGGAAGGGGAAGAGGAATGATGAAGGTGTTGGAGAATGGGCTATCTGTTTGCCTATCTTGTGGAGAAGGGTTAGACGGTGCTCTCATAGACTATGAAGCTGAGCGCAACGAAGCTGAACCCGATTGTGACGCTTGTGAAGGGGGAAAGAAGTGAGTGCTGATATGTACGAGCTGAGCGAGACACGATACTCGCTGAGCGTGAGGGAGTTCTATGACAAGGATAGCCCTACTGAAAGAGCTTGGGATATAGAGTCATATGACAGCAACGGAAGTGTGATAGCTAATGGAGTGGCGAGCACTTTCCTACTGGCATTAGAGGAACTATTCAGAGACTTTCCTAGTGAAGGGGGAGAGAAGTGAGCTACGAACCAGAGTTAAATGACCCTACATTCTATGAAGAAGAGGGTGAAGAGTTAGCTGAAGAGTTCGATACACTAGAGGAAATGGAAGGGGAGAGCTAATGACCAACAAGCCAGAGACTTACTTAATAACATTTGAGATGACTACAACAACTGACCCTGCTGAATGGGATTGGGATGCACTACTAGACGTTAATGTGGATGAGAGCTACACGATACATTCTATCGGGCAGATTACACGCAACAATAAAGGGGTTGCATAATGAATAAAGAATACTGGCAAGCTAAGGCCGATCTATGTCGTGACCTTGCACTGATACAGATACAGGAAGAAGAGACGGAGAAGGAAGCGGGAATGAACCTAATGAGAATGACCTATGCACTATCTATGGTTGATACATATACAGAAGGGAAGGGTGAGTAATGACAGAAGATACAACTACCCACGTTATTACAGTGGTGGTACAGGCAGGACAGAAGAGGAACAAGGTAGAGCTGTTTGATTTCAGCGGTGATGAACCTGTCCTATTGGCAGCTGGAGAAGCCAGCAACTGGCGAACAGCACTGGGAGAAGCACTATCAAAGATCTCGCTGTCATCAGATACACCAGAGAAAACTATAAACGATATAGTCAAAGAGAATATAGAAGGGGAGGGGGAGAATGAGTGAAGTGATTGCATTCCACCCTCGCGTATCTCCACTGATTAATCTTTATGAAATAGTAGATGAGAAGGGAGTGGCGATCTGGGGTGGCAATAGTGCTAACGAAGCTATTGAATATCTAAGGCGTAGCCCTATCAACTGCAGGGTTCTAGTCTCGGGCTGGGAAAGTGATGAGGAGGACGCTCACCTAGTAGGCCAATCACTGGATATTACTAAGGTTATTTATGCAGCATTGGCAGTAGGTTTATGAGTGATGCCAAGAGAATGGCGAGTGCTGCAAAGGCAGCTGTCTATTACCGTAACTACCGAAGAGCTAGGGATAGGGCTTTAATTAAGCTCTCTCACCTGCACCCAGAAGACTACAAAAAATTACTGGAGAAGGAGAAGGTGAGTGATGAGCAAGAAGGTAAAACGTGGATTGACATTAACGGTAATACTATTGAGCCTGTTATTCCTACACGTACAAAAACTAGGGGAGCTACCCTTACCGAAACCGATACAAACGAAGGCAACAATGGAGGAGAAGAGTGAGAACAGACGAACAGCTTACAAGTTTAGTAAAGCTCTCGGATATACGAAAGCAGAAGCAACGTGCCTTATCACCCTATGGACCCGTGAGAGTAGGTTTGACCACCTCGCAGACAACCCTAGATCAACAGCTTACGGAATTGCTCAGCTCCTTGGAGAACGTAGTAGAGAGCCTGAATTACAAATCCTTAGAGGTTTACGATACCTTGAACATCGCTATGGAAAATCTGCGTGTCGCGCTCTCAAACATAGCGACAGACGAGGCTGGTACTGATATAGTCTGACCCGCTCACCTCTTCCGAGCAACAAGAACCCTACTGCACCCTTCCGCAGTAGGGTTCTTTACTTCATAATGACAAGTGCAGAAGGGAATGGTGCTGAGTTAGGTTGATTGCCAAACTTTAATCGGCCACGAATAAATCTAATCTCATATGCATCTATGCAGTAGTCGTGCCACCAAGCTGTATCAGTACGAGCTGGTACTAGACAAACCACCGTACCCCCCCCGTTAGCAACGGCGTTTGCTTTACGCATCCAATCTTTGATGACCCTGCCATAAGGTGGGTTCAACCATATAGAACCAGTGCTATCTTCAACCCAATTCCTAACCAATGCATCACGCCTTGACTGGTCTGGATGATCAGGACCGTACCAGTTATCAGGTACTAGAGTAGAGGAGGACAGCGCAGCTGCATCTAAGGTGAAGTTGAACTCAGCATTGACTTTATCGAAGTAGTCACGTGGTGTAGTCCACGTACCATCAAGTGAGGTACGCATACCAGAAGTAAAACCCTTAGTCATTAGCCACCTGTAGAGTAGAAGCCTTTACCCTTGAAGGTAATGGCAGGTGTATCCCACTTACGGATCATTGGTATGTGACAATGAAAACAAGAAGGCTCACGTGGGTCTTCGTGAATAGAACGTTCAATAGTGATCTCCCCATTGCAATCAGGGCAACGATAGTCGTACTGCATCAGAGCTGTACCGCCTCTTCTATAGGTAGATAACCTACTAACTTACTGATCTTGTTAGAACGTGCAAACTCTGTTGTCGCTGGCATCCAATGGGTTACCCATTCAGGTTCAGGCACATCCATTAGGTCAAAAGAAAAGACACCTAACGGTGTCGAATTGATATAGAAGGGAATGAGATCCCGTTCAGCAGCCTGCGTTATGAGCTTGCGATACTTCATCTCTTCAATTAATAGTGTGGGGTAATGAGTATAGCGACACTTGAGTTCTATGTAGTGACCAGCTTTATCACTAATGCAATCAAAGGAGTCATAGATACCCTCAGACTTAGTAAGGTCTGGGTACAAGCTATCTCTTAGATACTCAAATAAATCAATCTCTTTCATTGCCAAGGGTTGTCACCACCCAAACCATTCTGCACCTTGCGTAATGCGCTAGTGCATCTACGATCTGCGGTAGATACTGCACACTCTAGCAAGCCTGCCACCTGTTGTAAGGTAAGTCCTTCGTGGTAGCGCATACGAAGTATGGTCTGGTCCTCTACTTCAAGCTTTAGGTATGAACGCTTGACATCAATCAAGGTAGCAAGCAGGTTGCCACCTTCTGCTGGAACGCTAGGCTTCTTAGGTGAGCCATCATTGATAAGGTTCTGAGCCTGCTCTAGTACTGTATCATCCACAATGGATGCGATAACGTGAGGCAGAACCTGTGCGATCATAGCTGTATCGTAGAAGGCTTCATCACCTGTTCGATAGCCAGACTTAGCCGCCTTCTCCTTGCGAGCATAACGCTCAGCCATACGCTTCATCTGCCAAGCAATACGCTTCTCATTGATAACACGTTGGACTGGGTTAGGTTCACTGAGAGCATCATTGAATTGTGTACCACGTGTCAATGCCCAAGCAAGGCACTCTTGTAGTACATCATCTCGTTCTACGTAGCCACGAAAGCGACGGGCTATTGCACTAGCAACGCTAGGTGCTATATCGTAGATAGACTTATGCAGTTCAGTCACAGTTTGGTTCTTCTACCTCTGGCCATACGCCATCTAGTACCATCATTGCAATGGCAGAGTAGTTCAATAAATCTACGAAGCTATCACGCAATGACTCATTACTAGGCTTAACACCAGAGTCAAGTAGGTTATTGATGCGAGCTATCTTGTCCCACATACGTACACGCAAACCATTAAGTGGTCCACCTGGTGAATGAGCAATGTTCTTTGGGCCGTAGTCGTGATGCTTACGCACCAGTAGGTTGCCAGCTTGGTCCATAATGCGCCAGACATCAGCGATGAAAGCTTCATTTACCTTGTCGGCGTAGGCCGAAGGAGTATAGTCTCTGTTTCCATATTGATCTCTAGGATCTGGAAGCCCATATGCTGCAAAATCTGTACCATCTGTAGCCATTCGTCTCTACTCATCCTTCTCACCTAGTAGCAAAGCCTTCGTAGCATCTGCGCCATTGGCCAGATAGAAGTCATTGATGTCCATTGATGGAGGCAATGTTACTATTGTGCTGTTTGATATCTCCTGTGCGACACGCTTGGAGAACTCAGCTCCTGGGTTAGTGCCATCCTCTTTGATGTCGTTATCTCCAATGACAAACACCCTGTCATAACCTGCAAACAACTTAACAAAGTGTGGTTTCCAAGCTTGTACCCCAGGTACACCTACTGCTGGTATGCCAACAACACCTGACAAGATAATGGTATCTAGTTCACCTTCACATACTGCTATGTATGATGAGTCAATAGTTATATCACCAACGTTATACAGATGTGCCTTCTGCCCCAATGGAGATCCATACTTGGGTTTGCCATCATCTAATCGTCTAAACTTATAGCCAACACACAACCCAGTAGCTGTGATGTAAGGGATAGATAGCCACCCTCTGTGCATCTCGTGACCATTGATAGGATCTGTTACTACACCTAACGAATACTGTTGGGCAACAGCATCAGATATTCCACGTCCTTCTAGATAATTTAGAGCCTCTTCGCTTATCACCCGACTGTAATGATTGGCCGCTTCCAGCAGTGATTTCGATTGCACGATTGAGGGCATCTTTGAACTCCAAATTCTCTATTTCCATCACAATATCTACTGAGCTGCCACCTTTACCGCAGGTATGACAGTAGTACAGGTTCTCGTACGTGTTCATAACAGCACTACGTCTGCTGTCCTTATGAATGCAACAGCGTACGGAAGCTGATCTACCTTCTCTTACCTCACCGCCATAGTGGGCAACAATTACTCCTACGGGGATTGAGTCTGCACTAACTCTACCCTTACTCCTGCCCGCTTTACGTGTCCTGGACCAGTCTTGTGCTGGCATACACACCCCTTATCATCGCACTTATCGTGCCATTGAGCTGAACGCTTGTAGTGGGTAAGAGTATTCTCTTCTCCTGCCTTATGACAGTTCTGGCAAATCATCTTCTACCTCTTCAACTACTTCTTCTACTACTGGTACAAGTATTTCTGTTGTTGTGATCTCTCCACCTGGTACTGGCATTATTGTTTCTCCTTTGTCCATTGTTCTAGTGTTTGTATTACCCAAGCATTTTCTATACCAGAGTTGCGACGCTTAACTACAACATAATGCAATGGAACTTCCCCAAGACCACGTGCATTGGCGTAGTTAAGCGCCTCAACTTCTGCTTCTCTCCAGAATTCAGGCAGGGAAAGGGTCTGCCTGTTCTTGAGTTCAAGGATATAGGTTTTCCCCGCAATAATCGCAACCATATCCCCTTCATCCTTACTGCCAGCTTTCGTCAAGCGTTCAGCAAGAACTCCCATTTGTCGTAGCCACTTGAGAACATCGGTTTCAAACTTCGATCCCTTACGTCCATTAGAGTTGGCCATATGTACTTTCCTCTCCTGCACTACGAAGGTAAGCTCTACCTTGTGCATCATCATCACCAATCTGACAAGATGCAAAGTCTACAAATAGTGATGCCCATTGTGAAGCATCGGCATAGTGTGGACCAAATCGGTTCTTGACCGAAGCCATCCGCAGTAAACCTTGTGACGGATCATAACCTAATGTCAGTATCAAAGCAGGCAATTGACTTACCTTTCCGTGGATGGCTCTTCTAGGTGGAGGCATCATAGGAGAACCATACTCGCTCTGTTCGCTGACGTGATGGAGTACTAAGACGCAAGCCTCTGTCTTGCGTGCCATATCGTGCAACTCCATCATAATTGCACGTAGCCCTGCCCACTCATTGTCTGTTTCAGCAGCCACATTCATTAGGTTGTCTATGACAATTAGCTCTGGAGCTATTCCATAGAGTTCAACGTAAGCCTTTATCTCCATCTCAATATCATCAAGAGACGGACTGGAGTCAAAGACCCATTGAATGTGTGATGTCTTAGCCAAGTGTGGTACGTAGTAATTTTGTTGCTTCTCTATGTTGTGTTCCACAGTAACCTGACTGTGGCCCGATAGGTGTGCAGCAGCACGGATCATTACAGTTGCGGTGTCAGTATCGGCAGAGAAGAAAAGCGTAGGCACATTTGCTTTGATTGCATAAATCAATGCGAACATTGACTTACCAGCATTAGGTGCTGCAGCTACCATACAGACTTGACCGCGACGAAACTTTATAGATTGCTTAACTAGGTTCTTCCACACATCAGGTAGTGGCGTGGCCTTTGTGGTCACTCCACTCCAAGCGCGGGAAAGTTTAAGCACTATTCTCCTCATTCAAAATTATGTGTCTTGCCTTGCGTATCTTTCGTCTATCACCATCGGTGAGTCCACCCCAGATACCGTGGCGTTCCTTACGGATACCCCACTCAGCACACTCAGTAATGTGCTGGCAACCACGACAGATTGATTTAGCTGATGCAATACTTTGGCGAACCATTTTGCCTTCGTTTTCCTTGTCAGGAAAGAAGAGATCGCCACCTACTTGAGCACATAAAGGAACCTCAAACTCGTGTGGTTCCCGCATCTGCTATGCCCAGATAGTTGCACACTTGTCTGTGGCACCCTTTGGTGCAGCACACATCCAGCCCTTCCAAGGGCCACGAGCAGAAGTACCTGTACGGAAACTCATTACACCGTGCTTACAGCTTGGTGCTTGACCTTCAACAACAGCACCATTGAGTTCAGCATCGGTAGTTTTGATAAGAGATGCAACCATTGATAGGTCAGTAAGACCTATCTCTAGATCTTTAATGTCAGTTGCATACAGATTGATAAGGGTTCCGCTACTTGTCTTGAAGTTAACTTGGAACTTTGTGTTTTCGTTTGCAGCCATTTACTTTCCTCCAGATTGTTTGATTGTTAACCGTAATGAATCTGCACCTTGCTTAGTTGGTACGAAGCCAAGTTTAGCAAGTACTTCATCTTTGTCTACTGATGTAGGTCCAGCTATCTTGCTCCAACGTACTTGGATACCTGTATCTGTAACTCCAGCAATACCTTCAAGAGCAGACTTTAGTGAGTCTTTTTCCTTTGTCAACTCTTTGATCTTCTCATCTAATTGTAGGTATTTCATCGCATTGGTTGAGGCATCCTTGTCCTGGATTAACACCTCTTCACTAGCGATACGTTCTTTTTTTAGACCAACGCATCCTAACTGCCCACTTGCGTCATAGAATTTGCAGTAATGCTGGCAGTAGTTTTCTTCTCGCTCTGGCTCTGGTGCTACCTCTGATGCCTTGATAGCTTCTAACCAACTCAAAGCCTCTAGTGCCATTGCTTCGTTGTAATCTTCTGTATGTACCTTGACATCTCGCTCATCACCATCACGAGCTATAGCTACAAGAGATACACGCTTTACATCGTGACCATTCTTAGCCAGTAGATATCCGTATGTCTGTACCTGCCAACGCTGTTGTGTTGATGGAAAGTATGAAAGGTTCTTTACCTTGCTAGTCTTCCAGTCAATGACATCACCAGTACCTGGTACGTAGCAGTCAATGTGTGCTTTCATTCCGTTGTACTCAACAGATGTTTCAATCATTACATCAGGGTTATCTGATAATGCTTCTTCAATAGCAGCGTGGATAGCTGTACCCATAATTGCAGCAAGCTTCATCTCATTATCGTTAGTCTCGGGTTGATCGTTAAGTCTGTACCAAACCTTACGACGACAGCCACCTAACTCTGATGGACCAATCTGCACCTGTGTAGAACGTGAACGCTTAGCATCACCTGCACGTAGTGCATTTAGTAATAGTTCCTTTGGGTCTGTCATACTGCTTCCTTCTCTACTTGATTGTGCAATAAGAAAGCAAGTCTACAAGCCTTCCAACCCTGCTCAAACCAATAGTGTGCAGCGTATTCACCTGTTGCTATAACATTCTTGAACTCTGGCTCTACATAATCGTATGTATTGAACTCCATAGTTACATCCTTTCCTGTACCACCAACTGTAAAGGCTTACCTGTATTAGCGTCAAGAACCGAAGCGATCTCAACGGCTTTACGGGCGTGTCTCTTTGCGTAGGCTAGGTCAATATCAGGCTTGATAGCTGAATACAGGTAGCCAAGAGCAAGCTGACCACCAGAACCAATGCCATACGTTCCGTGATTGCTTTGGAAAAAAGAGAGATCACAAGCAATACGAAAGATATTGCCGTTAAAAGCAATGAGATAATCGAAGCCACCATCTTTGTCCACCTTGTTGTAGTCGTAGTTGTTGTCGTTAAA